AAGAGTTTGGCTTGGCTCTTTATATGGCAACGGTACGATGTTGTCTTTAATAGATCCACTAGGTACGTCCACATCTCTGAACTCGCCCGGTGCAATTGGTGTATCGTCACCCTTAACGCGTAAGCCTCTGGTCTTAAATCCGCCTGGCAAATTAGCCAGTGATCCAGCATCAACCAATTGGCGAATAATAGAAGTTCCTGATTTTGCATATGCTCCAATTAAATGGATCAAACCAAAACAATAGAAACCAAATCCAGGAATATATCCATAATGTACAAAGTGCTGGCGCTTTAAATATAAGCTATCGTTTTCTTTCCAGTTACGGCGAATAGCCAATACATTCTGAGTACCTTTCTCAATAGTAACTATATAAGGCAAACCAATTTCTGTATGGTTTCCGTGTTCATCAGTATGTTCAAATCCTTTTAAATTAAGATTTACACTGACTTCAAAGATCTTATATCTATCATCAGACGTAGCTCTAAAGCCAAGCTTTTCTGCGATTTTCTTTTCTACTTCATCCAATACATTGACTGGATCGCCTATATCTATATCTCGATATACCCCGGCATCTTGGAGTTTTCTAATTTCATTTTCTGTCTTGCGCATTACATGTGTAACACGCTCTGCATTTTCTAAGCTAGATGCGCCGTAAGGTACAACTACATCTTCAGCAGGTACATATAAAGATACTTGTCTTCCAAGTGTTGGATCTTCGTATACTTTCTTAAAAGCATTTCCAGCCAGACCCAAGCCCCACAACATTCTTTCCGTCTCAGGACGATACTCAGGCATCTTCTCCGTCAATTCAAGATTCATGTCATCTTGAACGCGCTCGGCAGAGTCTTTTTTCTCTGGCGTTTCTTTTCCTATAACGTGAGTCTTAACAGGCCCAGTCGCAGGAAAAATACTCATCATTGTTTCGGCTTGGAACTTAACCAAAGCTTCAGCTAATAATGGGTGATATACACCACATGCGCCTTCCCAAGGCTCTGATCTTTCTTCAATCTTTAAGCCCAATAATTCTAGGCCGTCTACATAAGTTTGCAGCCAATCTTTCCTGGCATCTATGTCATTACTAATATCTTCTATTAGTTCATCAGCAATAATTTTTAATTCTGATTCATCAATTAGATCTGCCAAGTTTTCATAAAATCCGCCTGGTGGACCTGGATCTGGCTGATCCTCATCTTCTTCTCCTGGCAATTGAATTTCTATTTCTATCTCTGGCATCTGCTCCGCTAAAGCTTCAATACCTTGGGGTGCTTGTGCTAATGACTTATCTATTGACATATTAAACCTTAATAATAATTGGAGCGTGGCCTTCTTTTTTTGCCGTTAAAGAAATATTGGAGTCAAAGTCTACCTCCGGCATATTTAATCTCATTCTGATTTTATTTAATGTATATTTTCTATTTATATATTTATATTCGGCGGTATAAAAATCATAAGCTACATTATCTGGAATATCAAAATAATCATTTTTCTTGTCTTCTGATTCTTCTCTAGTTAGATATGTATCGCCCCACTCTATGAGTCTTTCTGATGAAAATTGAGGCCTTGTCCTCCATAACAACATTTTTTTATCATTAGTGGCATTTTGCAATTCATAAAATTCATTATAAAAACGCTCGGCTAACTGAGCTTCAGCTTTAACAACGTCATCGCTTTCTACAGCATAAGCAAAAGTTGTATAAGTAAATCTATATATATCATGATCGCCAATTTTGTTTATATGATTAAACGCATTGGGGGTCATGAATTTTTCAGCATCTTCGCGCTTTAATTCCATAAATGACCTGGGCTCACCATCCACACAATAAAACATTTCAGATAATTTTTTATCAAGCTCAAGCGCAGTAGAGGGAATCCAGTTTGGATTGTATTTATCGTCATGCTCTAAGATATTAAATTTTTTAATATCTGTAGCAGCCAATGCTGTACCACCTAAAGCTGTTGCGCCTAAAAAAAATCTGCGTTTCATAATTTCCCTTAATAATAATTGGCCCTGCGTCTCGGACGATACTCATCTTTTTCGTCAGAGTCTAAACTAATAAACCCACCTTTTCTAAAACGAATCAATGCCTGGGTGCTGGAGTCAACCAAGTCATCGTGCGCAGCATTGGGAAATGAAGCCATCTGTTCAATAACTTCATCCGCCCACCGAGTCTCTGGAGCCCATACTTTACCAGACCTAAAGAGATCAGTCACGCTATTCATACGAACAAATTTATCATTACCACGGCTCGGCGTAAAATCTTCTACCGGAACCCCCATTCTACGCAATTCAAATATCAATGGACTACCCGCCGCCTTAGCCTCGATCAAACAACAATCCGGGCTGTACTCTTTATACATAGCTAATGCTTTTTCTTTTAACTCAGGGAACTCCATCCTCTGCTGAAAAGCATCCAATAAAATAATATGAGGATCTTCTATATTCTCATCCTTATAAAATATCCCCCAAGTCGTACAAGCCGAGAAGTCACTTCTCTCACTCTTAGTAAATGCCGTATCCCAGCTCTGTAATATAAACTCACATCTCGGCGGCCTATCATCGCTCCATCTTTTCCACCACTCCCTCTTAACTAAAGCGCCTTCCTCACCAGTCGGACTTTGTTGATACTGCGCATTCCATTTAGCCGGCGGTAACTCCTCTTTCAAAGCCTCTAATTCTTCGATACTCCAGAACTCAGGCCAAAGCGGCTTACCAGTAGGCATAATAGCGGGCAACTCTATCAGCTCCCACTGCTCTCCCTTTTCCCTCATTAACGAATCTTTAAGTACTCGACCCGTTAAATCCGCCTCACCCCACCTGGTCATCACTATAACAATCGACCCGCCCGGCTGTAAACGCTGTCTCGGTCCAGACGTATACCACTCATACACTTTCTGATAAACCTCCGGATTTCCAGCGGCCATAGCAGCTTCTTGCTCACTATGCGGATCATCAATAATAAGCAAATCCGCGCCCTTACCCGTTACAGTACCCCCAACACCAATAGCAAAGTACTCCCCGTCATGGTTAGTAGCCCATCTACCCGCCGCTTTACTATCTTGTCTTAGCGCAACGCCAGGGAATACCTTCGCATAAGCCTCAGAACCTACCAAATTCCTCACTTTTCTACCAAATCCAACCGCTAAATCCGCCGTATTAGACGTCTGAATAATCTTTTTCCCAGGATATCTACCCAAAAACCAGCTCGGCAGCAAAAAAGACGCAAATTCCGACTTCGTATGACGCGGCGCCATATTAATAATTAACCGCTTTATCTTCCCACTAGCTATCTCTTCAAATTTTCTAGCCACTAAAGCATGATGCCTCCCCGGAATAAACCCCGGCCACATCATCTTTACATAATGTATGAAATTTTCCTGCGCCTTCTCCCGGTCCATCGCGTCCTTATAGACCTGGAAATCATGAAATAACTTCTCCTGCTCGTTTATCGGCAGTTTTGCAATCAATTCAGCTATATCACTCAAAAAAGAATCTCACTTATAGCTATAAACAATATAAACCACATCACTCAATATTCCTAAAATTTATATATACAGGCCGAATACTTCTCTTCCCTTTCACTTTCTTTAAAACACCCAACTCCACAAGCCGATCAACCATATGGCTCGTACTCCCTATACTCTTTACACCCCTTTGCTCACATATATCCCTTATAGACGGACTATATCCAAACCTCTTCCACCACTCATCCACAACTATAAACACTTCCCTTTGCGCCGGCGTCATATCTTCCTCCAAACATTTTTCAAAAGTTGTCCTCTTTCTAACCGCCATTTCGCGATTTATTAATAACTTCGTTTTCAAATCTTCTCGTTTTATCTTCATATTAATACTTTATGGTGGGACCATTATTACCGTTATAATTGTCCCCCCTAAAAGTTCTAAAAATATACCCCCCATGTAATACTTTACGTTTCGATAAGGGGGTGTTTTCCATAAAATCACTCCGATTTGTCGTCAGAATTTTTTATAAGGGGTGGGGTCAAACTTTCTGATGATGATAGGGTGTCTGGAATAGTATGTAGGTCGGATAGGGACTCCTGAACGCCAAAAGGGGGTGTGGGGGGTGTCTTGGTCGTGCCGGATAATTCATCGAGCAGTAGGTCGACTTCCTTAACGTCAACATCAATTGCTTGAGACTTCATCATATCTTTAAGCTCCTGCATAATTTTTGATCTAGCATCCGCGGAGTTCGTAATATGCGTTACTTCTTTTCGTTCGGTGAATGCTGATACTTCGGTGACTGTTCCGAGTACTTTAGCCGCGTTGATTTTTGCGCTGTGTGAGGCTTCTGGATCTATGACAACCTGCACTAATGATTGGATAACGAGGGCCCTTAATTGTGCAGGTGTACGATGTTTTTCCGCTTCTATCGCCAGTGAATAGGCTTCTATTTCCGCCCTGATTCGTGTATCAGCTTTAAGCTTACTTGCATTATCTCCAATTGTTTTAGGTGTTCCGGTTGCGTTGTATGCGTTTCGGTAAGCATCCGCACCGGTTAAACCGAGAGCAACACCCTTAGCGAACTCTTTCTGTTTATTGGTTAGTTCGCCGGGAACGTGAAGGATTTGATCTAATGGTATCTGATTTAATCCTTCTTTTACTTGTTTACGGCTTAGACGTTTAATTGTTTTAGTATTCATACTTCCCTACTGTCTGAGTTAATGTATTAGACGTGATTATATGGGAACAATAGAAGAAACTGTATCGCTTCGCTGTTAATACGAACGCGCGTTAACCAATTAATACTTTGGTTCTAAGGGTTTATAGTAGCAAAATAATTGATCGGATAGTTGAAAAGACTATAAAAGTATGATAGATTACAACTCATCGTAATCAATCACAAGGGAGCGTACATGAAACGAACAATTATTGAGCTACTAATAATAGCAATCGTTTTCGGCTTAGTAATAAGTTACTTTATTACATTAAACAACACAATCAACACTATCTAAGGAACTAAAACCAATGCTAACACTATCAACAGAAACTCCACAAAGCTACTTCACGCCTAAACAGGCTCAGTTTATTTGTTACCAAAACAATGCGGATGAGTTAGACGAATGGACATATAAAGTAGAAGATGTAAATAACTCTAAGGGATTAGTAGTAATCCGTGTTTATGACGAAACCGGGCATCCTTTAGGATATTTTTAATTTAGGTTAACTGATGAGACTTTAATAGTCGAAACCGCTCCGGCGGTATTAACCAAATAAAAGGAAATAAACCAATGAAAGATCATTTATATATTGGCTCAACGCCAACTGATGAGGATTGTGCCCTAGTAGGCTCAGAGAATTATGCGAACCGTGCCCGCGCAGAATGTAGGCTTTTTGCTTTGCAGATACTTAAACACTATCCCGAGCCAGAAAAGGGTTACTTATCAATAAAGGCTAATTCGCACGACTTCGGCACTTATTATGAAGTGGTTGCAGTTTATGACGACGAAGACGAGGAATCTACCAATTGGGCATATGACGTAGAAGCGGACGCGCTCAACGTTCTATCTAATTGGGACGAAGAGTTAAACCCTGCAACTGTTCCCGCTTAAGGTCTACTGATGAGGCCTAATTGGCCGAAACCCCTTCCCGGGGTATAGATCAACACTAAAGGACTATTAAAAATGTATATACCAAAAAGAGCTTATAAAGAAATAAACCGAAGATTAGAAGAAGGTCAGACATATATAGACTCTATTAAGTACACCGCTTATTCGCACGGACTCGAACCCGTAGAGCTTCGCAAAGCATACGAAACGAGAAGCCACAGACTAGAAGTATTGGACAATTTAGCAGTTGCCATTGGAATGCTTTTAATCTTATCTATTCCCGTATCCGCCTTTTTATTTAGGGGTTAATTATGATCGCATACATTAATTCACACGCACAAAGAGAAAACGGAATAAAGGATAGCTTCTTAACTATTTCCGCGCCAGTAAAAAATGAGCCCTTACCATGGCAACTTTTAGGGCTTCAATTTACCCGCTCGGGTTATGGATCGCGCATCCCTACCCAGTACAAGGTGAAATACTTTGGAAAGTGGAGAAGAGTTTATTGCCACATTTATTCCAATATTGGGACTTTATATATTGGCAAATTATCGGATAACTTAATTATCAATATTAATAAGGGATAAATTATGCACTGTTTAATTTTTGACCGCTCGGGCGATTTACTTGCTAACTTTTTGCTAGATGATAACGATCCATTAGATTGTGACTATTACGCGGAAAGGTACGGGAACTCGCACGGCGTAGAACTTGAGGGAGAGACACCCGGCGCGATGATACCGGACGGGACAGAAGATTTGAGCGTAGTTATCTTAGAACACCCAGAAAACCGGGTTGTAGTATGGAATTCTCACAATTACACGATTAAACAAGAGGAGTATTAAAAATGAAGACTTATAAATTTTACGAGGATAGCGGGCACGGTTGGCTAAAGGTTACATTTAATGAACTGCTAGCCCTAGGTATCGCCGATCAAATTAGCCACTACTCATACATTAAACCCAGTAAGGACGGCCAAACGCTTAATTGTTACTTAGAGGAAGATTGTGATTATTCAGTATTTGAGCGAGCAATGCAATGCCGAGGCATGCAATGGAAGGTTAAATCCTACCGCTCCGAGCGCTCCGCAATTCGTAATTATGACAGTTATTCTCGCGTAATCAAAACCATATCAACTCAAGGAGCATAAACCATGAAAAACCAAATTATTAACGCGCTTTACACCTTCGCCAACAAACGACCAGGGCTAGAACCCCGCGACTATATTAGAAGTTGGGACGATAGCGAAGGCCGGGCAACATACCGCGCAGAATCCAGGAATATAACCAAAGACCTAAACCATGCCCGCGCACTACTTCGCCGGCTCGAACTCTCAGGAATCACCGCCGAGGAAATAATCGAGGCATCAAAAGAGGCATTCTCCGGGCGTTTAAGTATTTCAGTAACAAATGACGGGATTGTTAAAGTGTCCTATTGTGTTGGGCAATACTTCCCTACTGAGTACAGAAAGGCAGTTGCTAGCGTATGCGCTCGCGCATTATGGAGCTACTGGCGCGAAGATTCAAAAACCGCCGATAGTATTAGACAACTCGCCCGCCGTGAATTTCCCCGTGCTATCGCTCGCGCTTACTTTAATTAAGGTCTAAAAATGAACAATCCAATTATTGCTTATCATAAAAAATCAGAGCTTCGCGGTTGGTCTGAGGTATGCCGTGATTCTATATATTGGGAAGGTTGGCACGAATTTGACCGATCAATGATAGAAGAGCTTCTTAAATCAGGGGAAGAGGTAATAACCTGCGGTTGGAACATGTACCAAATAATTAAAGAGGTCAAATAATGTACAAAATAATTGAAAAGAATAACCCGCTCGCCGTTCACTGTATTTGCGATACCCTAGAACGCGCCGAGTACTGGATTAAACAAACCGCCCCGGAATATTGCTTAAAAGGTTATTTTATGGATAAGACCTTGACCCCGGAAAGCTTCACAATTAAAAAGGGTTAAACAATGTACACCGTAACCTATAAAGACACAGAAGGCGGACTGTTCGGCGATTCTATGGAAACGCGGACATTCTCTAACTACCAAAGTGCCCGAGTATTCGCCCGGGTAAAGAAGGGAACTATTACAAGGGTTAAACCATGAAAGAGATTATCGAAAACCTTTTAAGAATTCAAGAACTATTGAACGACCCGGAAGCGGATGATTACTTCACCCATAACGAAATTGACAGACTACTAACCCAAACCCTAGAAAAACTAAAGGCTAACCAATGAAAACATTATTTCACGACCAACTACACGCGCACCGCACCGCTCGCCGGGCTCAGGAAAACGAACCCGAACACCGGTTTTTAGTGGATCAGGTTATCTGGGGAACTAACCCGGCTTGGATTATCTACCGATTAGACACCGCCGGGCGAATAATTGGCCGTCTCTAAAATTCACGCCTGAGTCAGGCTTACTAAAAAAGGAATTAACAATGAAAAAATTTATAGTATCTATGGTTCGAGTTGAGCACACTATTTACCCCATAAATGTAGAGGCAGAAGATCAGGAGAAGGCAGAGGAGCTGGCGCGAAAAAAATGGGATGACGGGGATTTTAATTCAAAAGGAGAGGTTGTATACGGAGAAGAATTTATAAACCAAGTAGACGAAATAAAGGAATAAAAAATGAAATACACAATAATTACAGGTAACCCAGTGGACGGATTTAGATCAATAGGAATATTTGATACTAGCGAAGATGCAGTAGCGCACGGCGATATGCAGAGATTATTTCACGACTATTCAATTATGGAGATTGATGAAATAGAAAAACACACGACTGTTACGCGCAATGAAATGATTCAGGCTTTGATTGATCGAACGCTAGAAAAATGGAATAGTAACGACCAAAAAACCGCGTTTTTATCTAGTTTTCTCAGAAATGGGTATGCAGGATTAGAAAAATTAAGTGATGATGAATTGATCGAAAGGTATAACCAATTATGAACGACTTACAACGCGCAATACTTAAAAAAGTATTAGAAAAAGGCTACACCCTAAACCCGATGGAATATTGCCCGGACGGACACTATACCGATTATGACGAATGGGATTATGTAGACCTTGGAGATGGAGTTAAATACGATATAAACTTTTATTCAGACGGGATAAAGTTTTATATTACAGCCTATAAATTAATTGAGGAAATAGACGGCTCATTTACCCGGGACAATAGCGACTATTTCCACGTTATCAAAATGCCAATTGTGGAGGTATCATGACCCCTCAAGAACTATATAAAATCTTAGACGATGCAGGGATTGAGTACGAAGTAATTGAAATATTTGAAGGAACTAGAATCGTTCAGGTTTCAGTTGAAGAATTAAAAGATGATTAAAGCCCTTTTTACGATTGATCTAATTGAGGACGAGGACGGAAACGTTCTCGTTCGTTCTAACTATACCGGCGAAGGCGAGGCAGTAGAGGAAATAGGACACGATATCCTACGTCAGCTACTCCTTGCCGAGTCTATTAGCAACGGAAATATAACCGTTCAAGCCCTGCATTATTTAGCGCATTTTCAATAACTGATTCAGGCTTAAACCGAATTTAAGAACCCCTACCCGCCTAGAATAATCGTTCGCATCTTCGCCTACTGTATCGCTCATCCAGTATTTAGAGCCGATTTCCTTGGCTATTTTCTCCCCCGTTCCGCTCGCGTCATTGTCAGCAATCACCACGATTGGGTCAGGCTTCAATGATTCAGCTATCTTTTTCATGTTACTGGCACTGAAACACACATGTATTCTGTACTGGCGCTTCATACTTTTTAAAGCTTTACGGATACTAAGCCCAGTAGCATATCCCTCACAAAGTATATGAACCCCCCCATTATCAAATATGAACTCTGCGTTACTGGTTCTTTGACCGAATAGGAACTTTTTCCCGCCGTCCTCATCAATTAATTGACATCCGACAATCGTATCGTTAACCCTCATTGGTATAACTAAAAGCCGGCTTGAGTCACGGTTATAGATTAAACCCTCCTCCTCATCAAATCCTTTTGCCTTTAAATAAGAATGAGTCCCGATTTGGGATTGGGATATGATTGATTCCGCTTTTTCCTTAGCCTCCTGATTCAGTCTTCTGCGCTCCTGATCTGCTTTGTCGATTAATTGCCTGGCCTTTTTAGCATCTATTTGAATATCTCCTGATTCAGGGTTCCAAATAGACACTTCTGCATCTATCGCATGGTTCTGGATAAATGCCATATTACCCATGAACTTTACCGCTCCGTTCTTTTTATTTGGGTGATCTGTAGTTGGATATCTCTTCCATATACCCAGGGGAGGCATATGATTTACGATAATCCCGTGCACCCTACAAAAATCAATCAAATCCATTTACTTCCTTTAGTTTTCTCTGCAATGCCAGGCCAAATGTTTCAGGCTTAGACGTACCGTAATCCGCCCATACGTCTAGTATTTCCTTCTCGTTTAGATCTATCCATTCCCGCGGGTTAAGTTGTTCCATCATGTCATAGATAGAGCTTAGACAAGTTGGGCAAAATGACATTGGCAACATTCCAAAGTAACCCTGGATTCCGCCTTCGTCATCGGTATAGTCGCACGAACAAGCCGTACATTCGTGCTTTTCTGATTCATGGTTCATGTATTCTTTTCCTTAAAAAATTCGTTAAAAACTTTTGCGGATATTTCATCTCGCCTATCTTGCCAATATTTTTTATTTGCAATGTCTTCCTCTTCAGTCACGGGAATCAAATTACCATCCGCATCTTGTTTATGCCACCAAGGTTTACCGTCTTTATGCCCCAGAAACCACATGGTTCTTATCCTTTAATTTAGCTTCTATTGCTTTAACCAAATCTCTTAAAGTACCGCCTTCTTCCCAATCAATATCATCTTCATCAGTTAACCCTACCCATTCTTTAGTTTGTGGTTTGGTGTATTTCTGTGCAAAATCAGCCATCCAGCATGGAATGTCGTTTGCCAAAGGCGTACCGTCAATAAATCGTTTGTATAGAAACTTGTTTTTGATAATCTGTTCCGCATTTTTTAGCAAGTCAACCCACGCTACAGGCTCACCCTGCTCTTGCTTTGGAAACGCTCGTGCACCACCTCCACAAATTGGACAATCAATTTCTTGCCATCCAAGTCTTGCTAACTGCTCACCCTGATCTTGCTTGGCATTCATACGTTCTAATAATTCAGCCGCTTCAACAGATACTGGGTCGCTATTTTCATATAGAGCTTCAATCATTTTTTGAATGTAGCTAACTGAATCATCTTGCTCTTGTGTTACTTCTTTAGTCATGTGTTACTCCAAAATGTTTTTTAATTTCATTTGAATAATCAGCAATAGCCGCTAATAAAAATGTATGTTCTTGCTCAAAATGCTTATTGATATAATGATTTGCTAAATTATTACCGCACTCAATACATTCTTTCACAATCAACTCGGCAAACTTATGGAGCAGTTTAGATTTGTTGGTGTGAATTCCAGCCTTAATAGCAAGTGCTTTAATTCGTTTGTTTATTACTTCTTTAGTCATGTGTTGCGCTCCTTGCATAGTTGTACTATCGCTCTGCCTACTTCAAATATATTTACACTTCCTTTGATTCCACCTTTGGGGTCAACAACCTTAAGATGACAACTCTCGTCAAAACAATTTTCTATATCTTCATTAGTTAATCCTACCCATTCTTTAGTTTGTGGTGTGGTGTAGAGAGGAATGTGGTCATGTTGAAAACAACCATCAACTTGTTTGCTTGTGTAAACAGTATGTTCATCTTCACTCATCCATGCCAC